CGCGGGTGGGAAAGCCACAATGTAACCCCGAGGCAATGTGACCCCGCCTATCAGGTCGGGTGGTATCTGGAAATTGTTTGGGCACTCTACAACGAAGACAAAACGTATATCGGGCACACTGAGGCGCTGTATGACATTGGTGGAGTGGCTGCCAGATACCCGGCCCATTGTGCGGATACTACGGAGGGAGTACAAAACCTGCTGTTGTATAAGCACCGCCCACCGGAGGTATCGCCATGAGGCACCAATACACCCGCCAGGAGCTGGAATCCATCACCCAGGAGACCGCAATCTACATTGAGGGAGCAGGGATAGCCCAGCTCCAATGGGGCGGCCTGGAAATTGCAGAGGGGTGCAGGGATGGATATCTGTACTGCAAGCACATCAAGCCGTTTTCTATGGATCTGTACGGACAATACTGGACGGCCTGGGATGGGCCGCCGGAGGAGGGAAAGTGATGGACATTGAGAAGCTGATTGAGCGGTTGCGCACCGACAGCCTATATGCTGATAAGGCGACACTGGAAATCATGGACTTGTGCATGGAGGCGGCTGACGCCCTCTCCACGCTCCAGGCCGAAAACGAGAAGCTGTGGACCGGGCTAAAAAGTAATGTGGACTTAGTATTTCGACAGGCGAAAGAACTTGATAGGAGGCACTTGCTATTACAAGAGCAAGAGGCCGAGATGGAGCAGATGAAGCGGGAGAGGGATGCGGCGGTCAGTGATCTGACATTTGTGGTGAATCAATATCGGCTGGAGACAACAGGAATAGACCTTTGCGGACTTTGTGAGTATGATTTGCCACCAGTAGGGGAAAATGGACAAACCGCAGAATGCCCCGGATTTTATGTGAACGATTGCTTTAAGTGGCGCGGCCCGGAGGAGGGGTGAGCATGGGAAAGAAACCAAATTTGGTAGGACAAAAATTCGGGAGGCTAACAGTTACTGAATTATATGGAACGGCAAAAGGGCACAAGCAACGGTGGAAATGTGTTTGCGATTGTGGCGGCGAGGCAGTTGTGACAACGAACAACCTCACGAGTGGGCAAGTGAAAAGTTGCGGTTGCTACCAAAAAGAGGTCCGGTCTAAAACGAAATACAAGCACGGAATGAGCCATAGCCGAATTTATAGAATTTGGAGCAATATGAAGGCAAGGTGCGAAACAGAAACCAATAAGGCGTATGAACTATATGGTGGCCGTGGGATAAGCGTCTGCGCAGAATGGGAGGAGTTTATCCCGTTTAGGGATTGGGCTTTATCTAATGGCTATCAGGATAATCTAACGCTTGATAGGATAAATAACGACGGGAATTATGAGCCGGAAAATTGTCGTTGGGCGACACCAAAAGAGCAAGGAAACAATACCAGGTGTTGCCACTATATCACTTATAACGGAGAGACAAAAACCGTTCGTGGCTGGGAAGAAGCACTTGGGTATAGTCGCGGGATAATTTATAGTAGGCTAAAATCTGGATGGAGTGTCGAACGGGCAATCGAAGAAAAGCCCCATCAAAGAAAGGCGGGATAAGATGGATTTTTGCGGGATTTCGGAGACGAGACTCCGTGAACTGGCCCAGGCGGACAGGATGATCGGGAAAGAAGTTTGGGCGCAAGCAAAATACTTAAACATTTTCCAGACAAAGCCAAGCCTCATTCAAAGAACGACAATTCAGTATGTTTCTCTGTTAAAAGGTGGAGACATCCTGTGCCATACTCAAACCTGTGCTTTCCCATTGAATGAAATTGGCAAAACCGTGTTCCTCGCCCGCGAGGAAGCCGCACTACGGAGGGAGCAGGATGGCTGATATTCTGACGATCATAGCTGCTGTGGAGTGGATGGCGCTTGGCCTGCTTGTCCTGTGGAAGCTCAAGGGGTGGAATCGAAAGATGGAAGAGTTATACGAAGACATGAAGAAACAGTGGGAGGCGGAGGAATGAAGGAGTACATCGAGAAGGCGGCTGTTGAGAATATGCTTGAAACCGCTCAACTGATTTCTGACGGAGAATACTGTGGATACTGTACGGAAGATGTGAGCCTGAATAGTATCCCCGCCGCCGAAGTTGCGGAGGTGAGGCACGGGAGATGGATTGTCCACTTTGACCATTTCGCTCCATACCAAAAATGCAGTGTTTGCGGGTTTGAAATTCCACTTGTAGCGACAGAAAATGAAGCGGAAATGTGCTTTTACAAGCATTGCCCAGAATGTACTGCTCGCATGGACGAGGAGGACGAGCATGACTAAGTGTTGCGCCACCTGCCGCTGGTACGCCGAATTTGAGGGCGTGTGCTGTAACGGAGACAGCGAGTGGCGAGGAGATTTTAGGGATGATGATGATGATGGGTGCGAGAAATGGGAAGGAGGGGAGAAACAAGTATGAAGTTTCGGAACCCTGAGACGGGGGAAGTGGTGACAGACGAGCAAGCACACGGGCAATTTTGTAGGGGTAGAAATTGCTGTGAATGTCCGATGAACCAAACCCAAGAAAATTGCATTGGGTTTAGAAGGTCCCGCCCCCACGAAGCCGCCCGCCTGATGGGCTACGAGGTGGTGGAGGATGATATGCCGGAGGCGGCAAAACATAAGGAAACCAACGCCATAGAAGGTATGTGCTGCGACTGTGCTCACGGAGGCCCCTGTTGCTTCTGGTACGAGAACGAGGATTGCCAACACAAGAAAGAGGACGGCACTTGCTGGGTGCCATACACAAAGTGGGAGGCCCATTTAAACGAAGCCATCGAAAAGTACCTGAAAATCATCGGATCCATCCACGACGGGGAGGGCGGACAATGAAATGCGAGAAATGCGGAAAGGAAATCGGGCATCTGTTGGTTGATACTTTCCTCTATGATGGGAGCGACACTGATATTGAGCAGCCGGTTATTGAGTGCGAGAAAAATGCCGCTTACATTGAAACCACGCAAAACTGGACCGGATATGATCTGTCAGAGGAAGAAATGCTCGAAACGATAACCTGCCCACACTGCAAACAGTTCCCATTCAAGAGCAAAGAGATACAGGTCTATGATGTGGTGCGGGTGGTCTGCTTCAAGACGGAGGAGGGCGGACAGCATGAGGAGAAGCAGAAATGAAACCATCTGAAAAAATGTACACAGCCGAGGAAATGGACCGCGTAATAAAAATCAATATGCGTCTGCTTGAAAAATTCAGGGAACCGCTTCTTAAAGAATATGGGGCATCTGTTTCAGACGCTATCAAGATGATGGACGTACTGTATCAAGAGCAAAACAGCAAAATGCCAGCCATGTGGTACGAATATGGATTTGGGTGGGACGGGGGCGGACAGCATGTGTGAATGGATTAGCGTCAAGGAGAGGTTGCCGGAGGAAAAGCAGAGAGTTATCGTGCGTTGTGAGCGCATTGGAACATCTGTAGGTTGGATTTTGTGGGGTGAATGGATGACGGATATTGGGCCCAGTGCGGGTAAAATCACCCACTGGATGCCTCTCCCCGACCCGCCGAAGGAGGGATAGCCCTTGAACGAGTTCCCGGAGAGGATTGACACTCCCCATGACTGAAGCAAGGGGGACCCGCCGCCCAAATCTCGATGATAGAAGGGATGGAACCATGCATAGAGCGGTTTTTTGTAAATCGTGTGGGAATATGATAGCCACCACGGATGGAAACGAAATCAAAATTCAGCACCGTGGAAGAACCATTCGGGTGCATGGCTCTGCTTCTATCACATGTGAAAATTGCAAGGAGGATACATACATTGACACGAAATGTGTACGCAGACTATGCGGCGACAACGCCACTATGCCTGCCTGCGAGACGGGCGATGCACGATGCGTTTGATATATATGGAAACCCGTCATCACTACATTATGCTGGTGCTGAGGCCCGAAAATTGGTAGAAAAGGCCAGATCCAAGGTCGCCAAGGCCATCAACGCCGAGCCGGACGAGATTTACTTCACCTCTGGGGCAACGGAGGCAAATATTTGGGTGCTTTCAGCATTTAGTACAGTAAAAAGCAATGTAGAGCACAGTTCGATGGAATATGGACGGCGTGGTGGAATTGTCGGACTCGAAAGTGACCATCTAGGAATGGTCCCATCCAAACCTGTTATAGACCTGAAATTCATTGATACCATGTCGGTTCTGTGGGTCAACAACGAGATCGGAACAGTACAAGACATGAAATCGCTTGCGTCATGGGCGACCAATTCCGCTGATAAGCTATTCCATACCGATGCCACCCAGGCCGTCGGGCATATCTCGGTTGATGTGAGAGAGACGGGGGTAGACCTGCTCTCTATGTCAGCTCACAAGTTCGGTGGCCCGAAGGGCATAGGAGCCTTGTTCGTGCGCAGGGGTGTAGACATACTCCCTATGCTCCACGGGGGACACCAAGAGGCGGGAAAACGGGCAGGGACAGAAAATGTAATTGGTATCGCTGGAATGGGTGCGGCAATTGAGTGGGCAACCAATAATCTGGACAAGAGCGTGCCCTATCTCACTAAACTACGTGACATTCTGATTGACGGCATCCTCTCTATTCCAGGTACGGAACTGACTGGACACCCCACACAGCGTTCTCCGTCCATCGCCTCTTTTGTGTTCAGCGACATTGATGGACAACCGCTGGTGTTGGCACTGGATAAACGAGGCGTATATGCATCCTCTGGTTCCGCATGTTCTGAGGGCCAGGTCAGTACATCTCATGTACTTAAAGCGATGGGATACACTGAGGAAACCGGGCGCGGCTCCCTGCGGCTGTCCATCGGGTGGGATACCACCGAGGCCGATGTGCGGTACATTATCCGGGCGGTTAAGGAGAGTGTGGAGGAGTTGAGAAATTGAAAAAGAACCTACGACGTCTATCCGTACTGGTCTCCGCACAAACCGCCTGGAACCTGAGCAAGCTGGCCGAGATATGTGGCTACGGGAACAACGTGGGGAAGGTCGTGGACAAGCTGGTGAGGGAGAAGATGATAGCATTGAAGGGGGCCGGATATGGTAACAACAGGGACAATTTTTGACATCATCCGCCAGAAGATGAACGAAGGTGTATATGACTTCACCAAGGACGGACAATGCTCCAACTGCGGTTCCTGCTGTTCCCGCTTCCTGCCGGTGTCCGGTAAAGAGATAAAGGTCATCCGGCGGTATGTACGAAAGAAGAAAATCCGGGAACAGTGGCACCTGTACCCAACTGCCTTTCCGCAGGATGATTGGACTTGCCCGTTTCGGTCAGAGGCAGAGCGCAAGTGCATGATCTACGAGGTTCGCCCTGCAATCTGTCGGGACTTCCAGTGCGACAAGCCCAAAAAGAAAATTGAGGCAGACAAGAGCTTCTACCACGGGCGGTATGCCGTGGTAGACATGAGAGAGGAGTTTTTCGGAGATGGAGATTAAGTTTAAGAGCGTTGGCACAGGTCAAATCAAGCCCATGCCCAATGGCGACTGGTGTGACCTTTGCGCCGCCGAGCGCGTGGAAATGAAAACCGGGGAGTTCAAGATTATCTCCCTAGGCGTGGCGATGCAGTTGCCAGAGGGATACGAGGCCCATGTGCTTCCCCGTAGCTCCACGTTCAAGAAGTGGGGGATTTTGATGGTGAACTCCATGGGCATCATCGACAATAGCTATTGCGGTGATAACGATATCTGGGGCTTCCCTGCCCTGTCAATGCGGGACACGGTTATCGAGGCCGGGGACAGAATTGCGCAGTTCCGTATCGTCAAGAAGATGCCGCCAGTTCAGTTCCAGTTGGTGGACAAGCTGGGGAACGAGGACAGAGGCGGTTTTGGTTCGTCGGGGGTGCGGTGATGCGGCCTGACGGTGTGTGGGGGGACTAACGTGGCGGAGAATTACAAGCACCTCTACCAGCAGACCAAGTATATGCTGGAAAAGTACCAGGACAAAATTGTGCCGGGGTTCCAAGGGCGTTTGAAAGCGGCTGAATCCGCACTAAATGTCGTTGCCCGTGGTGGATGTTGCCGAGTATGCGAGTTGGAGTGTGCAGACAAGGGTCGCACGGCGGCGTGTTCGTCGTTTCGGTGGAATGGGAGGGGGGCTGATGGCGAGGCGCAACCGTAACGCATACGCCGCAAAGTGGTCGAAAGAATTGAGAAAAGGTGAGGCGTAATGAGCAGTAATTCAGGAAAGAATAGGTACGTCAGATCAAAGGGCGTCTGGGGCCCGCGGGGAGAATACTTTGATTGGTGCAGGCTTCGGGAAGATGGAACCATGGAATTTGGGAGCGAAGATGGAAACTATGCTGGAGGTACAACATTGAGCGCAGACTTCTATCCTAGTTGCCCAAGTGGCCTATATCCTTCAGACTCAGGAGATAGGGGATATTGGCACCATGCTAAAAAAGTATTGGAATCTATTCAAAAAGCAAAACCAGATTTCTTTGAGAGAATTATGGAAATGCTAAAGGAAAACGGAGTGCAAATCCCAGAATAACAAAAACGCCCCCGCTTGGCCGTGATGGTCAGGCGGGGGATTCGTCTTTCTTACGAGATTGAAGCGTGTCCCACTCCTTCTGGCGTTCCAAGATATTTGCCGCCGTCCCCCTACCATATAGATACGGATTTAAAAAGTACCTCCCGCGTCCCATGCGGATCAAGTACCCGTTCTCCATCAGATATTTCAACCCGCGCTTCATTGATGCCTCACCGAGGCCGTATGTTTCTCCTATGGAACTCAACGCATCAGATCCAAGAGAGATATAGGGATCGCTATTGGCATAGGGGAGGCGGGCTGCCAAGGCACTCAAAAGAGTCCTTGTTGAGTGTGGTATTTGCTGCCGGAGCAACGGATTCTGCGCGAACTCTTTCACATATCGCGCACCAGGCTTTACGCTATACATTAGTTTCTTCACCTGGTTCGTCACTTCTCCGGTCTGCTGATCCACGATAATATACTCTTTTTGAACCTTGACCGTTTCTTTTAGTGCCCTGTCGCTCAATAGCCCCTCACCTCCTATGTGCATATATACATTCTGTTATTACCCATAGAAAAGTATCAAAATGATACCTATTAAGTATCAAATTGATACTAATAAGGTATCAAAATGATACTTAACTCAAATGGACTGTAATCATTGTGCCACAATGGATTGAACCCGATTTTTGGGCAGCAGCCGCCTCTTTTATTTTCTATTATAGCATGGTAGTGTCTGGGAGCGCAAGTTGAAGCGCATTACTGAGCCGAGTCATTCTCAATCATAGTACATCTGGCGGTGACAGAAGGCTGATGATGGGGTGGAGGGGGATTGAAGAGGGGGCGGAGTCAGGCGGTACAGAGTTGTCCGAAGGCTGGGAGAGGCGGGGTAAATGAGAGAGGGGGGGTACTGCATAGTAAAATCGTAAATCCAAATTATGGAAATGACTTGGAAACTTACCCCCCGTGATTGCTATAAATGATACAGAACTTGCAAATAGAAGATGAAAACTTAAACATTCTTTCTAAGAATGTTTAAGTTGTGACCTATTTTTGCAAGATTACCCATCAAAAAATGAGTTACGATCTTGCGTAGCTCGTCAATTTGACGAAACATAGGGAAAAATCTTTGTTTCAGGTGGATAGGAGCATGGCCCACGCAACATCTAACCTGAGCGGCCCAAGCGTGTAGACTTCGGTTTTCTCCCTCACGCGGGCTTGCGGCTAGTCGATAGACCGGGTAATACAGCGCGTAGCGATTCTGAGATGTTGCAATTACAACGATAAGGGAAGTTGAAGGATATGGAGGCAAACCGCGCCATCTTCCGGGCAGCGGTGGAGCTGTCCCGGTTGAATGAGACAGTAGACCCGGTAACCATCCGCTCGAAGGCTGGGGAAGCTGCAAGTCAAGAATGCATGTTAGACCTGATGCAGATGACGCAGACCGCCGCCAACGCGGGTATTTATGCCCAGGAGACCCGCAGGGCGTCCATGCGCCGGGGCTAAAAATAATTAGAGAGTCCATTTCCGCCCGCTCGGATCAGTCTGACGAGCCCAGGAGCGTCATAGCGGACGCACATCGGGAATTTGAAGAAATCAAGTCTCCTGGATACAGCCCGGGAGTTGGCCTCCTCTATGGAGGTTCTAGGGGTGTTTTACGAGTACAGGGGTGGAGTTGGGCAGGGCGGCGCACAAGCGGCGGGAAGCTGGCTGGGAGTATAAGGAGACATATCTGCCAACGTTGGATGATCAGGAGGGCGCAAAAAGCCCGCCCCGGTAACCCAGGGCAGGCGGTGATGATATTGTTAGATGCCCCAGCCCTCGGACAGGATCGGGAGCGGGATAAACGGCCCGCCGCGCTGGGTGTGGTCAATGATGCAGGGCACGCCGTCAGCGTTGGCGGTCAGCTCGTAGCAATCAGAGCCTCGGAAAATGTGCTTGCGCCCGTCTCCGGCCTCTGCCGCCTCAAATCCTGCGGGTAGCTCTACGGTAACGCGCCGGGTCCATGTCCGGCTAATCTCTGGGTACTCCTCAAGCGTTACCTCTGCGGGCTTGCCCGTCTGGATCATGTCGCCGGTGCGGGTGATATATAACGTGGTAGTCATGTTAAGCCATCCTTTCCCCCGGCTCTGCCGGGCTCCGTTGTGTTGATTGTATCGCGCCCGATCGGGGCAGTCAAGATTTTTTCGCCGTCTCCCAGATAATCATGATCGGGAGGAGCAAGATAAACAGAATAATCAAGCGGGGGGCACCTCCTCGGCGGCTTTGTTCATTTGAGTTTCCCACCAAGCGGTTTTTTCTTCCAGTGTTTCCCCCGGCTGCTCCTGCGTTGGAATGTCGCAGATAGCAAGCAACGGGCAGCCAGAACATTTATAATCAAAGTGCTTTTCGCAAATCAATTTGACTGCATTTGACAACATGTTCATTTCCTCCATTCTCCCGGGGGTCGGGTCAAAAGCGGGTGATTTCCTGTCCATCGCTTGCCACGTCCGGGAGGAATGTTCCCAGGCGGGCCGGGTCGGTAAACAGGTTGTAGCCGTCAATGCCCACAAACTGGGCAACCTCCACGGCGTTCCCGTGGGCGTCTCTGTCGATGTAGCGGCGCAGGGTGTAGGCTCTGCCCTCGTAAATATAGCGCCCGCCGTCCTGGTAGTATTCGCGGGCCTCGGCCAGCGTGGCGGCGGCGATCTCGTCAATGGTCATTGTCAGCCGCCTGGCGGCGTCTCTGTATCGTTTCATTGTGCGACCTCCTCCATGTCAACGCATTTTTGGAGATTGTCGGCCTCCGTGCCTAGATTGAAGATATTACCTAGATAATAGGCCTTTGCCTCCTCGATAGAGGCATTAAGCTGGGTATACAGATAGTCTCCATTGGAAAAGGTGACTTTGTAAGTATTCATTGTGCGGCCCTCCTTGCGGCCTTGTTGACCGCTGCACGGTTTGCGGCGTTTGCCTTTGCGCTGATGCTGCTATCATCAAACAGAATTGTAAAGCCGTCATTCTGGAGGCTTGCGGCCATTTCTACGGGGTCAATACCGGGGAACTGGCAAACGTACTCGATGCAATTATAGCGAAGTTCCTGCGGCCTGCCGGAGATTTCCGCCGTTCTGATTAGATCGCGCTTGTAACTGCCGAAAATGCGGCGGGCCTTGTCCTCTTTGGCGGAAAGAATCATCTGCCGGAGTTCTTCCGTTCCGGGTACGGCCCAGAGACTGACGGCGAAAAAGGTGTTTTCCATATAGTTCACGGCGAAGCGGATTTTCTGGGCGTCTCCGCTCTCTTTGGCGGCCTTGTAGTCCCTGATTGCGTTCTGGATCAGTTCAGCGCGTTCCTTGTTCGTCATTTCTGTTTTCCTCCTTGTCATGGAGGGCTTGCCCGTGGTATACTGGGCGTGCCCTGGTTCGCGGTTGTTCTGGGGCTTCTCTTGCCCTGGTCACTGTTGCGAGCAGTGGCCAGGGCTTTTATTTTAGCGTTGCAACCCATTTTCCGGCGTCGTCGGTGGTGTAATACCACTGTACCCCAAATGCTGCCAAAGTGGCCGCTATGGCCTTTATTTCGCGGTCTGCGGGGCTCTGGCCGAAGGGGTCAGCCTCGGCGATGCTTTCGGCCTTAAGTGCGGTTAGCCTGTCCATAATGGGCCGCATGGCCTCAGCGGGTTCCTCAGTGGCGCTGGGGGTCAGCATCTTGGCCAGGTCTGCGGCGGGGTCGTTAGTGCTGTCCTCCTCGCGGCTGGTGCAAAATTCGCCACCGGTTTCTGAGTTGCGGAAAATCTGGCACCAATAGCAATCATCGGTCTTCTTGTATCCGGCTTTTTCGGCGGCGCTTTCCATGCGCCAGAGCTGCATATTGTCCTGATATGTAATGGTCTTCATTTTCTTTCCCTCCCGGCCTGTGGCCTTGCTTTTCCCTGCCGGTTGTGTTATAGTGGGGGCGGCCAGATGGCAGGCTCTAACCGCCTCCGCTGGGTCTTAGATAGTCGCTTGCTTGTTCAGGGCTGGGCGGCTATCTTTTTTACTGCTTGGGGATGGCCTCTCGGATAATGCGGGCCGCGTCCTGCGCGTCCTTAGCCGTGGCCTCTACCAGCTTCGCCAGGGTTTCAAGATAGGATGCAAGCTCGGTCTGGGTCATGCTATCAATCTCCATTTCCGTTACCTCCTGCCCGGTTGATTTATCAGGGGTTGCCCTCCTGACATGATTATAATAGCATAGTTGCGCAACGATAGCAATTGGAAAGTTGCACAAGGTTGCGCAACGATATTTGTTGATAGTATATAGTTGCGCAATGCTTGCCGTGCGGAGTATAATAGAACAAAAGGAGGGGAGCGTATGGGAAAAGCTAGTACACGTGCACAGAATAAATACATCGCCAAGACTTATGACCGAGTGAATCTCACCATGCCGAAGGGCAATAAGGAAATCGTACAGGCCTGTGCAGAGGCCGAAGGGGAAAGCGTCAACGCCTATATCAACAAAGCCATTGACCAGCGGATGGAGCGGGATGGTGCGAGAGGCCCGCAGGCGGGCGCCGAAGGGCCGCAGGTGGGCGGGGGTGTCTTTATCCCTCCTGATACACTGGAACGTGCCCAGCAGGCCGCAGAGGCTACGGGGGAGGCAATAGCAGACTTTTTGGCCCGTGCAGTGGAAACACAAGCAAAAAGAGATAGGTCTTCTCTAGCAATGGAGATCAGTCCAGCAACAAAGGAAAAAGGGCCAGGGAATTGATTCCCTGGCCCTTATCATAAAGCTATTCCGTGATACAATCGGGGCGGCCCTGGTTTGGTTGGTACTGGGCGGGGTTCCCGCCCCTGCTAACGTGTTTGCGGCACGGGGGGCGGGTTTTTATTTGTTTAATATCTCGTCTATTGCCTTGTGTAGTGGTTCGCTGTATGTGATGCCCAATTCATCACATTTCGCCTTGTACGCCGCCGCCTTGTCCTTTTTAACATTGAGTTGTATACGGTCATAGGCTTTAGCGTTGTACCGAGCTTTTACTTCGCTACTGGTTCGGGTCTTGCGCTTGGGCTTTTCCTCGCTTGACATCTTCGGCCCCCTTTGCTATAATGTGGGCAAGAGGGGCACAACCGGGGCCAACGGTTGCGGGCTCTTCCTCAAAGATTTAGAATCTGGAGAAATGCCGCTTCCTATTGTCCGGGGGCGGTTATTTCTTTTTCGTTATGTTAATAACTCCAAAGATAACAACGGCTAACA